CTTCCAGACTCCACGAACGCACCCCATCCAGTTTGGACGTGACACTAATCCGAATCGTCATCTCAGTTGTCCTCTCAGTTAGTAGCTAGGCTTCATCAGTACACCGGGAGCCACCCGGTGCAGACTCGCGCGCGTAGGCGCGAGTTTCGCCGCTAGGGTGCCGGGAGCGTCTCCACCGTCTCGCCGACAATGCGCGCGCTCGGCGCGTACTCTTTTACCGTGGCGATAGCGCGGTTCAGATGCTCAAGCGGACCATAGCCGCCGAATCCGTCACCGCGCCACGAATAGAAGAGAATCCCGTTCACGCGCTCGGCTTTGTGAACCGCGAGTAGCACGCGCCCGCGAGAGTTAATGACCTGCAACATTTAGCGAACCTCCAAATAGACAATCAGTGCGAGTAAGAAACAATCGATCACGGCGACGTATGCGGAGATGCCCATTAGCGCACCCCCCGCTTCGCCGCGTACACCAGACTCCATGTGATCCGCCGAGCGCACTGGACGCGGGAAGCGAGTACCCGGTTCCACGTCGCCAGCGCACGCTCGCCCATCTCATCGCGGTGACGCGCTATCAGCTCGCGCGTAGCACGGGCGCGGCGCATCTCATTCGCGCGCATAACGCGCGCAGCTTCAGGCTTGAAGTGTTTCAGATTCGGGGTCATCTCAGTTGTCCTCTCAGTTACGTTGCGGCTTAGCTTCATCAGTGCGACGGGAGCCACCCGTCCGCAGACTCGCGCGCGTATGGCGCGAGTTTCGCTCTTACTCGTACCAGGCACCCCCCTCGGCGGTGAAGTAGGCGACGCTCGCGCTCTCCACCCGCTCGGTGACGTCTCCGGCGACGTGGAAGTAAGGCGCGCGATAGGGGTTATACGTGAAGCGGCGCGCGTGGCCGGGAATGGCGGGCGCGTGGCCGGACGTCTCGCCGCTCCACGTACCCTCCACCCACGCGTGGACGCTGCGCTTTTTCTCCGGCAAAGCCTCCACGATCCTATCGCGCGTAGACTCACAAACCTGCATCCGACAGTCCGTCAGCGTCACCGCGTCCGCGTAGGCGATGACCTTGCCGCGCGATGCCTTGCTCTTGTAGGCGCAGATTACCCAATCGCCACGGGTGAGATTGTAGTGAACGGTGACGCGCCTCATCGCCGCACCCCTACCGCCCACGCGCGACCATCAGCACCAAAGGTCACGACCTCCGCGCCCGTCACCGCCACCCCGTCGCGCGTATGGAACTCTGCCGAGCGGAACGGGTTGTAAGCGACCTCATCCCCGTCGCCTTCCATCACCGCAACCTTGGTGACCGTGCCGCGAAGCCACGCCACGACCTTGCGACGGTTAGTCCGAATGACCTTCCCGTGGCCCTTATCACCAAGCCAATAACGCGGGGTCACGTCCTCTAGCTGTATCGTCTCCACGTACCCTATCAAGCCTTCCTTCGCCGTCACCGCCCATGCCGGTTCGCCACGCTTCGCCGCTTGCAGGTTGTAATGAACCGTCACGACCTCGCCCGCTACGGGCGCGCGGAATCTCTCAGTGTTCGCACGCGCCATGGCTTAACCCCGCAGACTGCGAACAATCATCCAATTAACCTGCCGCGCAGCCTTCACACTCGCGCTCCGCAGCGTCTCCGTCGCACGCGCATCCGACATCAGCCGGTCACGTAGCAGCCGGTACTTGGCACGCGCGGGCGCACCATACCGATTGGTTTCCTTCTTCACGTATCGCATGGGTTGTCCTCTCAGATTTGTTAGGAGCGTTAGCCGCGCTCCGTGGTCACACATCTTATATGACCCCCTCTTGTCTGAATAGTTCCGCGTTACCGGCTGCGAAAGTTAGGTCGCGCTCCCGCCCTATGTTTTCCGGGGTTTTCGCACACCAGGCACCCCCCGAAAAATACGTCCAGTGCGACGCTACGGGGTGCGGTGAGGCTATCGGGCGGCTATCGGGGCATCGCGCGTCACCGCGCAGCTCGGCGCTTGTAGGCTTTCCTGATGCGAGGCGACACAAGCGCGGATTGGCTCGGTTTTCCCCAGGTACCATGGGACCGCGTTGGTCACGTTGGGCGGGGCAGGTCGCGCGTCCGCACCCTCGGTGACGCGCTCGCGCCCCCTCCCCGCGCGCGCTCCCGCGCGCCGCGTCATCGAGAGCTCGGATTTTCGCCCCGGCGAATGCCGGCGACGCGCGCGCCGCGCGGCAGCCCCGCTGTTATTTCCTCCAAAAAAAAATCGGGCGTATATTCGGGCCGCGGCGCGGAGGCAGGTATGAGATACCTAAGCGTGGCGGTACTTGCGGTGTTTGGGTTGTTAGGGTGTGAGCATTTCAGCATGAGTCAGGGGGACAAGGAGAAGGCGCGGAGTTTGTTGGAGGCATGTTTGAGGGAGAGTTGGACGCAAGGGGAAGCGATAGGGCGGTTTGGGATAGCGTGTGCGGCGTTGAATCAGTGGACGCGGGACCAGGGGTGGCACGCGCAGCCATGATGGATATGGGGGAGATGCCGAATCTGGAGGCGTGGAATTGGTACGCGATAATTCGGTATTGGCCGTTGAGGTACAACCTAGGGATGCACGTTTACTTGCGGAGCGTGCGCAGCGGCGGCGGGAGCGGCGGTTGCGGCGGAACTTAGCGTTACATGTGCTGCAGTTGCAGTGGGTGGGATGGATGAGGCGGGACATGGCGCGTGGGCGGTGTGTGTGTGGTGGGGAGCATACTTACTAGGGGAGCGGGATCTCATGGCTAAAGAGAGGGTGTGTCCGCACTGTGGGGTAGATGTGAATGAGCTGACGGACGAGATCGAGGCGTTGCGAGGGCGAGCGGAGCAGATGAAGGCGGCGTTGATAGCGTTGCTGGAGTGGCATGAGGGGGCGGTGAAGCGGATACAGGAAGATTTGGAGAGCAAGTTTGCCAAGTTGGGTAACCACTGAGGACGACTGGCTGAATGGGCGGCGAGGCCGGAGTCCGTTTGCGGAAGGGCCGACGTACCGGGACGGGGAAGGTTATTACCCCAGCTACCCTGCGACGTCGCCTTCAGGCTGGCCGATCAACGAAGACACCACTCGACTTGCTGACTGTGCGGCAGCTTGCCCGTATCGGGGATCACTTAAGTGCCCCCTTACGGGTTGTCCACGTCGATGCGTGGGTTGTTCTAGAGCATGGCCGTTTGACGCTGTCGGCCGACATATCGGACCTATTAAGTGGCCTCATGCGAACCGCTGGGACTGCAACCGGGTCAAGGTACTTGGGATGCGAGGAGTTACGCCGCAATGGACCCAAACGTGGACTTCAGGGAAGGCCCCGGACGGTGGCCCGTCGGGTGGTTAAACGTAAGGGGGCGGCAGGTATCGTGGGTGAGTTCAAGTGAGAAGGTGAGGTATCCGTGGGCACCCTCGATGCCAACGAGTTCTGGCGGTTTTGTGCGCGGCTCACGATCAATAGTAAGGAGTACAACGCGATCAAGTTTCGCCGCCCCTTTGGGCCGCAGCGCTGGATCGTGAAGTGTGTGAGTGAGGGGTTAGAGCGGGACATCCATGACTTCACGATATTAAAGAGTCGGCAGCTTGGAGCGTCCACGATCTTCCTGGCGCTAGATCTTTATTGGTTGTTTCGGCATGGCGGCATGGATGGCACTCTCGTCACGCAGGACGAGCAGACGTTCGCGAATTTTCGCACGCAGCTCTCGGAGTTCTACACGGCGCTACCGCGGGCGTACAAGCCGTACAGTCCGGTTCACAACCGCAACGAGTTTGTCTTCCGGCTTGCGGATGGGAAGATGTCGCGCTTGCAGTACCAGATAGCGGGGAGCCGGATCAGCACGTCTTCCAAGCTGGGCCGAGCGAAGGGAAACAGTTATTGCCATGGCACCGAGGTGGCGTTCTGGGGCGACCCGGATGCGTTTGAGGTGCTGAAGAATTCATTGGCCGAGGTGAATCCGTCGCGGTTGTTTTGCTGGGAGTCCACGGCGAACGGGTTCAATCATTTTGAGCAGCAGTGGCGGATCGCGACGCGCGGGACTACGCAGCAAGCGATCTTCGTGTCGTGGTGGGCGCATGAGCTGAACCGGATCTCGCGCGAGGATCACAGGTTCCGTGTGTACTGGGGGGCGAATGGCAAGATGACGCTCGAGGAGCGCGAGTTAGCGCGCGAGGTGCAAGTGAATTACGGTGACTGCTTGGAGTACGTGTGGGGTCACCAGGAGATTCAGCCGGAGCAGATTGCCTGGTATCGGTGGTATGGAGAGGAGCAGTTAGCGGACCCGGAGTTGATGAAGCAGGAGCGTCCGTGGGTGCCGAGCCAAGCGTTCATCACGACGGGGAGTCAGTTTTTTAGGGGTGCGGATTTGACGGCGGCGCAGCGGCGGGTGTCGAGTGAACCGCCGCCGGAGTACCGGCGGATCGAGGTGGGGTTGGAGTTATCGAAGTGCGAGATCGTGGCTGCGCCTGCGCGCATTGCGAACTTGTGGATATACGCGGGGCCGGTGAAGGGCGGGCACTATGTCCTCGGTGCGGACCCCGCTTACGGGGTGAGCGAATGGTCAGATGGCAACTGCATCTCGGTATGGCGGGTATGGAAGGAGCGTTGCGAGCAGGTTGCGGAGTTCTGGAGTGATCAGTTTCAGCCCTACATGTTTGCGTGGGCGATGGTGTATTTGGCCGGGGTGTACAGTCCGTGCGGCTGGAATTTGGAGGTCACCGGACCTGGGACGGCGGTGCTGACCGAGATTGAGAACCTCAAGCGCCGAAGGTACTTGGGCGATCCTGATACGCGGGCGATGATGACGCGGTTCTTTGGGGGGATGAATGAGTTCTTCTACACGCGCGTCGATTCACTCAATCGCAATCCGATTGCGAAGGGTACGCAGAGCAACTACCGCGAGAAGAGTCGCTACATGGAGGCGTACAAGGACAACTTCACGCGCGGTTTGGTCGTGCCGCACAGTCGGTCGCTCTTGGAGGAGATGCGGTGGATCACGCGCGAGGTGGGGCACGCGCCGAGTGGCTCGGCCCATCACCCGGACGACCGGGTCATTGCGGCGGCGTTAGCGAATCACATGTGGACGGAGAAGATTTGGATGCGGTTGCAGGCGGCGGGGGTGAGTTGGCTCGCGGAGCAGCAGCAGAAAGCCGGGGAGCCAGTGCGGCAGATGACGGTAGCGCAGGCGATCCTCGAGCGGCAGGTGCAGCTCTTGGGACTGAAGCCGAAGCCGCCCACGCGGCTGCAGTAGTGCGCGAAAGAGCGATCATTTGGGAGGAGAGAACCGTGAAGATGAAAGCCAAGGTGAAGGATGGCGGCGCAGGTCTGGGCCAGGAGAAGGTGATTGCGACGCTGATGGACTTGGTGGCGCTGCAGTCGAACGTCATCCAGTCACTCGCCACGGCACTGGGTGCGACGGAAGAGGAGGAGGACGATGTTGAGGAGGAGGAAGACGAGAGCGAGGAAAAGTCGTGAGGTAATGTCCACGGACGAGATCCGCTGGTGGCTCATGGAGCTTCACCGGCAGGGGTGGTCGTGGCAGTGTCTAGGCCGGACGCTCGGCATATCGCGGCCGGACATGCATGGCAAGGCTGACGGCAGCAACTGGATCTACCGCAGCGAGCAGATTCGCTTTTCGTTCATGCTGAAGCGGATCATCAGTGGGGAGCTGGTGCAGGTGGGCCGGGGGACGGCGTATCACCAGCACCAGGCCGTGCAAGCGGATCACCCGCAGCCGGTGCGGACCCCGCCGCACTGGCACATCAATTTAGCCCGTGGCACCGCCGAGCTGCGGGCACCGGAGGGACCGGCACCGATCTTGCCGAGCTTCAAGACCTTGCTAGAGAATCCCCGCTGGACGTGGCGCGAATGAGCATCACGCACAATTTCGAGTGTGCGATCCACGGGCAGTTTGAGGCTCGGGTACAGGGTGGCATTACCCCGCCCTGCCCCGCCGGGTGCGACACGTTCTTTGTGAAGCTGGTATTCACGCAGCCTCCCAGCATTGCCACCGAGCGGGTACGGAACGCCACGCGCCTTATAAAGGAGGCGATTGATGCGGCGGGGTTGTCGGATGTGGATATCAGTCCACACACACCGGGGGATTCGCCTGCGGACAAGAACTGGAAGAAGGCGCATCACGACATCAAGGCCGAGGTGTGGGACAAGGGCAAGCTGGGTGAGATCCTGGGTCAGTTTCCGAAGGGCGAGAACTACATCAAGGGCATGGGGTTGGGCAGCTCCCGGCCCGCGTTCACGAAGGTGAAGGGATGAAGTACTGGGTGGTATTCGGAGATGAGCCGCGCGGGCGCGGCGTAGTCGAGCTTGAGGCGAAGTCGTACTCCCTGACGGCGGAAGGCGCACTGATCGTCAAGGGAGAGGAAGACCAACCCATCGCAACGTGGGCACCAGGGGCCTGGCGTTCGATTGTGGACAGTGCTGCCTTCAAGGCATCGCTGACCTCAGGTGCGCCAAGTGAAGATTCCCGTCGGCGACAAGCGCAGCGACCGCTTCAAGCGTTTTGATTTCTTCACGACCCTGATTGAGCGCTGCACCGTCTCGCGCGAGGAGCGGCGCGGGCTGTACCAGGCACGGCGGCTGGCGTACCTCTACGGCTCAGACGGAAGCTGGGCGAACACCGATCTCGACATCGGCACCGCCCCTCCACCGGGAAACAAGATCTATCCCCATTTGGATCAGTTGACCTCGTTCCTCTACGCGCAGGCGACGACGAGCTTTTCCACCGAGGTGGGTGTGGCCTCGCCGGCACATGAGATGGGCCGGATCGATGTCATCAACCACTACGTCAACGACCAGTGGCACCGGAGCAATCTGGACGTGGTCTTCGGCTCGGCACTGCTGAATGCCTTGATCTTTGGCTGCACGTTCGTGAAGCCGATGTGGCGGGGGAACACGCTCTATCCGGCCATTGTGATGCCGCACAACGTCGGGGTGCTGCGCGAGGACGAGATGCAGCTCTCGCGCCAGGAGGCGTATTGCCACTGGTATCCGATCACCGAGACGCAGTTTCGGAATGACTATGCGCTCTTGCCGCGGCTTGAGCCGATTCTCAATCGCCTCGAGCGTCGCGGGAAGGGATTGCTGGAGACGCAGGAAGCGGGCGTGGATCGCATCATCATGTCGGCGATGCATCCGCTCGGGAGTGCGACGTCGGGGCCGAGCGGCACCGGCATGTCCGACTGGATGAGTACGATGTCGCTGCAGTACGTGCCGCGCATCAAGGAAGAGATGATCGACATGGTCGAGCTGGTCGTCTGGGACGACGCGCTCAATGACTATCGCCTCGTCACCCTGGCAGCGCCCGACATTGTCATCTTCGACCGGCCACTGAAAGACACGGGGTGGATTGAGAAAGAACCCTCAATGGTTCAGATCGCGCCCTCGCCGATGGCGGATTACTTTTGGGGCGTCTCGGAAGTCGAGCGGCTGATGCCGCTGCAGCGCTACCGCAACCGCTGCCTGGCACAGATCGACCATCTGCAGGATCTGCAGGCGCACCCGCCGTGGACCTCCAGCGGGTTCCCGGCACCGGAGCTGCTGGAGATGCAGCTAGTCCTCGACTCCCCTGGCGGGTTTTTGAACCAGCCCAATCCGGCGGATGTCGGTGGCGGCGGGCCGAAGGCTGACCGGGTGAAGATCGAATTGCCGCCGGACCTCTACGAACGGCTCACAAGGATTGACGAGATGTTCGATGAGATGAGTGGCTTGCCGCCCGTGACCCGCGGTCAGAACCCACCAGGCGTCCGTGCCGGTGGGCACGCTACCGATTTAGCGAAGCTCGGGAGTTCGCGGGCACGGAAGCGCGCGCTCATTGTAGAGGACTCGCTCGAGCAAGTGGCGACGGTGTGCCTGCGCTTGATGCAGAAATATGACCCGACGATTCTCACGGCAAATGTCATGGGCGGTAAGCCGGATGAGAAAGAGAAGTTCGTGCTGAGCCAGTTCACTCACGACTATATCGTCCGTGTGGACGCGCACAGCAATACCCCTATTTTCTCGGACGATCTCACCCAGCTCGTCTTCCAGCTATTGAAGATGAAGGTGATCGAACGCGACGATGCCCTGGA